CGAGGCCACTTGATCCGGAATTCTGTGTTCATTTCCAAATCTTTTCCCATAATTTCTAATTGAGTTGTGACACGATTTTGCGTTTCAATGATACCGAAGTAAGCCCAGGTCCCGATCGCGACCATGGTGATCAAACTTAAAACCGTTTTCATCGGCATCTGAACTGCGGCTTCTTCTGAGATTTTGAGAGGTTTAGGCATAATTAAATACTAAGATGTGAGAGTAGAACATATATAAGATATCCCATTCCCGTGATTAAAGCTCCTGCACAACCGATCATAATTTTTTCAAGTCGTTTAATGCGTTCTTCTATTTGATGGATTTTTTTGTGTGTCAATTTTTGCATAATCCTGCATAATTTTTCATGGGAAGCTATTCTTTGAAGGGCCAGTTTACTCATTAGTAATTATAACTCCCCGAAGTTGATTCGTTGTTTTCTAACATGTTAAATAATTTTTTGTGTTGGTCCATGATGTCTTCGTCTGAATCCATCATCTTATCAACTTGTTCTTCTAGTTTTAAAACTTGAGCTTGAAGAGTATGTACTTTATCTTCGTGTACTGCTTGGATTGTGGAGAGTTCAAATGTTCTAGAAAGTGACCATCCCCCCAGAGCAATGAGCAGTCCAACCAGTAATGTCATTAATTTGTCAGCCATTAAAATATAATCTCCATAACTAAATATAACGTAATAAAGATGAACATACCAGCCATATGTATGTCATATGGATGGTTATGCACTAATCCCCCAGTACTTCTCTCTGTAAATCCTTGATATTCCATTCCTGATCTCTAACTGCATCTGTTGTTTTCCTAAGAATCTCCTCTAAAGCTCTGAAGTAAGCATTTACTTCAGTAACTCTTGCATTAACATTAAACATCTCCCTTGTAAACTCTTCTTTGTCTTGAGCATATTTATCGAAGATGATTTGAATATCTTTGTTCAACATGACTACTTGCTGCTTATTTTCTTCGATTGTTTCAGTTAAATTAATGATATATTTAACCGATCCAAAGGTAGCAGCCAGGATGGATACCACAATAGGTACTATTACTACGAGTTTACTCTTTGATAGGTCCATTATCTTTTAATTCCATTTGTTTTTTGTGTTCTTGTTCCATAATCGCATCAAAGAGATTATCATTTGTTCGTTGTCTTTTCTCTTCTTTTTTAAGGAAGTTCATATCTCTACATTTTTTAGCAACGAGTTCTAATTCAGGACCCATCTCTACATTTCTATATTTTCTACAAATTTTAAGAAGTTCTATTTGCTGTCTAAGTTCGTATCTGTCTTCTTGTGCTTCTTTAAATTTTTTATCGCAGGTATGTCCAAATTTAAAACGAAAGTTTATTCCTACTCTGTACTCATGATCTTCATGAGAGCTTGAACCTCTATCGATGTAATCCATGCCACCTTGTCTGTATTCAATCCAAGGAGTTATATCACCAGCATAACAGTCACGCCAGTTTTGGCCGAGGTATTCGTTTTTAGCTTGTGCTGCTGTAGCCGCAAACATTACAATTAAAACTATAATGATAGACGATATTAAATATTTCATCCATCTAGTCGCCTGATTTCTTTTTCTTCTTGCGAGACTTCTTGCCCTTAAGATTTTTAAAGTTTTGTATCTCATTTTGTATTACCTCAATTTTCATTTTAATCACAACCATGTCTTGTGATAAGGAAAATGATCTCTGTAAGGACCATCCTCCGAGCGCTAATACAATAGCGAGTAAAGCAGTTATTAATTTATCATTCATTAGTTACCTTGGGCGTATACTCATACGTTTCTTGTTCTGCTTGTTCTTGTTCTTCTTTTACGCGACAACATGTACCGGATTTTTCTTTTTCTCTGGTATGCATATTGCAAGTTTGTTTTTCTTCTATTGACATACTTCACACTCCACATGTTTACACTCCGTACAAGGGCAAAGCCCGTATAAGTCTGAATGTCCACTTACATTACAGTGACAGTCACAACTACAATTTTCACACTTCGTCGGGTTCATTTTTAGTTTCCTCTATATCATAAAAAAATTTATCTGAATCTTCCGTTCTCCATTTTCTTGTGTTCTCTACATTCCATTCTCTTGTTTGAACTTTCCAATCACAAGGAATTTCATCCTTAACCGTAAAAGATGGAATACTCCATATTAATCGATTGTTAGGTTGAGCGGCATAATTGCCATCCTCTAAGGCGAGAATGTGTGCGCACTTATGTTCGTGCGGAATTTCGGAATGATCCGTGTCGACTATATTACCCTCTGGGTGAGCCCAGTCAACCGTAAAAAGATAATGACCATGATGCCATTTCTTATCTTTACCGTAATATTTCCCTGCTTGGCTGGCTAAAAGATCGTAAGTAGTAATAGCAGGATAGTAACTAAAACAATTCCAAAGCTCCAGCTCGTCAAGTCTAGGCCTAGGAACTTCTTTGACATCAAATCCTCGCTGGATAAAGGCAGAAATCGGAAGACGATAGAAGATAGCACCATTTTCCATAATTGCATGAAAGAGTAAAGCATGCCCTGTAAGCGATGCCATACCAAAGATGATACAGTCTTCACTCTCTCCCACATGTCCGGAAAGGTCATATAGATACTCCCTTCTTACCTGCGCGTAGGTCGCAGGGATATTTACATTCAAATAAGCCATTTAACATAAATTCCTTATACAGCTACAATTATAATAACTACAACAACCGCTATTCCTATAGCAATTTTAGGATGAGCTTTTGCTTTCGCCCATGCCTTGTTAATGTGTTCCATAGTTTCCTCCCTATTTATTATAGATATCTCCCCAATTTTTACCGTGTTCATAGTCTACTTTATTGGGAACTTCAAGTGTAACAGCATTCTCCATAATCTCAACGATTTTCTTGGCTTCATTATCGTTATTAATTGAAACACATAACTCATCATGAATTTGAATATGTGCAATTACACCCGCCTTATAAAGTTCTAACATAGATTTTTTCGTCATATCTGCTGCTGAACCCTGTATAAGTTTGTTTAAAGATTTATAAGTATAAGCTCTCCTGATCCCCGGTCCGTGTTCCTTCAGTGCTTCTTCGTGTGGTAATGCTTTATGCATTCCAAAACTATTAGGTTCCCATAAATGGAACCGGCATAGTCTTCCAAGTAACGTTCTAATTTGACCACGATCCTGAGCTCTATTAGATGCTTTCTCCATAAGTTGTTTAACGAATGGAACTTTATTATGATACTGATTAAATAATTCTGCAGCTTTTTCTTTCGTGACTCCAAGTTCTGCCTGAAGTTTAGCTTTACCCATTCCATAAAATAATCCTAAATTAATAGTCTTGGCCTGTGATCTAGGAATCTGTGCCATGTCTGCTACAGTCTGGTGAAAATCTGAATTTGAATCTGCTTGATAGGCATCCACAACATCATACACGGAGGGTAATTTATATAGCGCTGCGTAATGCACAACGAGTCTTGGCTCTTGTTGAGAATAATCAAAACAACCCCACTTACATCCTTCTTCAGGTATAAATAAACTTCTAATCTTTGGTCCTAAATCTTTATTACGTGCTGGAATCTGTTGAAGGTTTGGGTTCTGATAACTAAATCTTCCAGTGACCGTTCCTCCTCCTGCATTTCTAAGCTGATTAATCTCTGCATGTATTCTTCCTTTATGTTCATATCTTAAAATAGAATCAATGAATGTGGTATGAGCTTTATTTATTTCTCTAGCTTTAGCAATCATATTAACCACGGGATGTTTATGTTCTTGTAAAAAATTTTTAGTAAAGGAAGGGGCCGCTGTTTTTTCTGTACGAGGGTATTCTATTCTTAACATATCAAATACATTAGCTACAGATCTTGCAGCCCAGATCTGTGTATCAATATTAGTTTCTCCTTTAATTTTTCTTAAAAGCTCTTGTTCTTCAGCGATGAGTTGTTTTTTCATAGCATGAGCTCGTTCTACATCTACTCTTACTCCTTTGAATCGCATGTCAACAAGACACGGAAACAAGTCAGTTTCTAAATCAAATATATCTTCTAGATCTTGATGAAGTATTTCTTTTTTCATCTCTTGCCAAAGGCCTAAAGTTATTTCAGCGTCGCGTTCTGCGTAAGATCCTGCGTGCATGGCAGGTAGCTTATACATTTCTGCTTTAGGATCGATACCCCATTCTTCGGCAGCTTCAGCTAAAGCTCTTTCGTTCTTTCCATAACCTAAATAATGCCAGGATAAACTATTGAGATCATATCTAAATCTATTTTCATCAGTAATGGCTGATGCAATCATTGTACAAACAATGTCTCCATTAATTTTAAATCCTGATGCTCTTAACCAACACACGTCGTAAATTGCATTGTGAAAAATTTTTGTGGAAGGTGCTTCTAAAATATCTCTAAGCCAAGAGAAAACTTGTTGTTTATTCATGTTTCCACCACCCTCATGAGCAATTGGAAAATATCCTTTGTAGAACGAAGTGGCTACTGCAACTCCAATGATCTCACCATTACCAATAACTGAACCAGATCCTTTCTTAATAAGATCAGGATCTTTTGTTTCTAAGTCTATTGCTATTTCATCGACTTGTCTTAAGTCTGGAAACTCTGTTGGTTTAACCCATTCGGTTTGGGCTTCGAAACGAGGTATTCTCATACTTTATAAAACGTATACTTTAACGTTAACTCCTCTCCTACTTTAATATTTTTAATTGTAACTAGATTCCATTTGGTAAAATCTTGTTTATCAGATTTAAAATAAAGTTTAACCTTTTCGCAATTAGGATTCTCTGAATGATTAATGAATCCCCCTAAAGGAGTCCTGATAATCGTCTCACTAATTTGTAGATGGGACATTCCAAAATTAGTTCCATGAGGAATGCTTTCTTTGGCAAATAAACCTATGTCATGGATACCAGAAAACCCTAATCGAAGTTCTTTAGGTAATGGTTTATACATCTTTATAATCTCTCTCAATAATCATTTCACAATAATGTATTGCCTTCAATATATCCTGCTTTCCATCTTTATACGGGTGTCTACATATATACTTTATTATGTTTCCTTCTGCAAATAACATTCTATTTTCATGCACAAACTCACTAGGCTGAATTTTCATTTTCTTGTAGTGGCGCCCACCGATCTGCTTAGTGTACACTTTCGATGTCATATCCATTACTCTCCTTTCGTGCTGCCATTATATAAAGGTTCTGTTTTGTTCTCGTTACTCCTACATACCATATCCTGTTTTCTTCATCACTTTTATCAGGGGATCTTTCGATAGCTTCTCTAATGTTTTTGGTATTGTCTAATATTAATAATACGTTATCAGCTTCACCCCCTTTAGCGGAGTGAATAGTAGATAAATTAACTCTTGCTGGTACGTCTAGTGTTTCTCCTTGCGCCAACATATTTCTAATATAGAGACTATCTTCATGTTCCGTTTTAAATACATCAAACCATCTATCTGTATGGCTATATCCAAATTCTCTTAAATCATACATACGTTCTTCTTTTTGTGGGAATTCTTTACCTAGATATTCAAATAAATCTTTACATTCAGTTAAAGAAAGTTGGGCTCCATTACTCCATCTGGTAAAATTCTGTATGGCTGAAAAAAGTCTTGCCTTATAACTTTTACGTCCTTTGTATTCAAAATAAATACCTAATTCCATTAGGTGTGGTTTAAGTTTAATAAGGCGGTCATTATAACGAGCAAGTACTAACCATTTCCCTTCATGTAGGGGCACGTCTTCTAAAGCCATTATATGATGTACACTTCCTTGTTCATCTCTTGCTTCCCATTCTTTTTTTATTCTCCTCTCATCTGGTATTCTATCTAAAATATTGTTCGCAATGTGTTGAACTTCCCGTGGTACCCGGTAAGATTGTGGCAAAACAATTTCTTTAGCCTTTTCATCTTGGAATCTTTTAACGTCTGCGCCAGCCCAAGCATAAATAGCTTGGTCATCATCACCCGCTAAAATAATATGTTTTGTGTGCTTTCTTAGCTCTTCAAACATTTTCCATTGAATAGGTGATAAGTCTTGGGCCTCATCAATAAAAACTACGTCAAAATTTGGACACAATTCTGCCTCATTAAATTTATGTATCATGTCGGTAAAATCTTTCAACTGAAAGGCATCTTTATAGTTATTTATTTCATCCTCTAAAATAGGAATTAAATTTTTATCTAGATCAGGAGAATACATATCTGAATTATATTCCTCTTCACTCGTGATTCCTTTAATTCTAGCTGCATTAATTAAGTTAAAATATTCACTGTCTGAATCTACAAAGCCCGTTCGTTCTTGCCCATCACTATATACAGTTACCTCTATCCCTAATTTTTTTCCAATGTCTTCATAGTGTTCGTCCTGCATCACTTCACTTTTCTTCATTCCCAATCTTTCAAAAGCTAAAGAATGTAACGTTTGAAAACGTTTTAAATGCTTGTAAGTTAGGTCAGGATAGCTGTCCAACATTCTATTTTTTGCTTCATTTGCAGCTTTTTTAGTGAAGGCAAAATACCCTATTTTATCCAGGGGAGTTCCTAGTTTTAAAAATGTCTTTACGTATTTTAATAATTTAGTTGTTTTCCCTGTTCCCGGAGGCCCGAGTATTTTTCTCATCATATAATATCCTTTTGGTGCTTGAGTCGGGTATGATAAATCGGTACATTCTCAAACTCTTTAATAGAAATTTTAACTATATTTTTAGTGGCTGTATTATATTTCCCTTTTGTTTTACTAGGGAATCGTTTTTGTTCCATAAATTCTATGTCACAATTTTCATAAGTCTTCATCATCATGTTTCCTGTTTTATCTTCACTGTATTTCCAATTCTTAGATTTTAATTTGTCGTAAAATTTATCAAATTTAAAATAGGCATGTCCTTCTTCAATCAATACGGTTCCGGATTTAAAGCTAGCATCATTAGTAGCTTTAGCTCCATTTATTTTAGCGTGAAGAACATCGTGTAATTTTTCTTTAGGAGTGGTACCAATAGGAGGGGAAACTACTTTCTGTGTCTTCCATAAAGCATCTAGCACTGTTTGATCTTCATCTCCCTTAATAATAGGGGGAGCAAATCCTGCTGCTTTGGATATAGCATTTCTTCGTTTACGTTGATCATTAACATGTTCAACACTTCTACAATGAACTGTAGCTGTGCTAATTCCATCTGATTTAATTACATCAAATTCAAACTCTGGTTCTGGTTCAAGGTCTATTTTTTTTAAGTTAGTTAATTCAGGGTAAGTTCCTTTAGATCCAGCTAAAACTCCAAATCTTTTTTTAACACATATTCCTTTTTTACAATGATCACTAATGGGACTCTGCGTACATGTATATCCCTTCAAGGATCTTGCCCATGATCTAACTTTCGCGTTTAATAATTTATCGTCCCAGGCATTGGCATGTTGTTCTGCAAAATATTTAACTGGAGCATTCTTAACTTTTTGTTTCCATGTATCTTCGTATTTCATTTTAACAAATACATGATAATTATACATAAACCTATCTTTACCATCAAACGCTGGGTCTTTCATAATAGTAGAAAGTTTAGCTAAACAAGGAGGACCATCTTTAAAATCTTCATCAGCTCCTTCGTATATCTGTTTATCAATTGCTTCCGTAATGTTATCTAAACTATCTTTTTCAACTAGATTAGCTTCTGCTACTTCGATGAATTGTTCAAAAGTAAAGGGAGTTCCATCTATGTTTAATGCCCTACGTTCTGTTTTTTTATAGTAGGGTAAATTAATAAATTGTCCCGGTCTTAATTCGCCAGTCTCTGTGTCTTTAGTTAATTGTGTTTGTTTAGGAAAAATTTCGTTGTCAGGTTTTAATTTAAAAAGAGGGAGAAGATTACTTAAAAAAGAAACTAAAAGCGTTGCGGATATAAAATCCTTCATAAAAATAAAGAGATGTAGCCCTCCACTTTTAGATTCAATTGGGATTAAAGGTAATTTGTATTCTTGAATTTTATCTATAAAAAATTTTTTATCGTAGTTTACATAGTTTTTTGGATCTACATCAATAAGTCCAAATTTAACTTCAGAATTTTCATTGGTAGGCTGAATTCCTACAGATTTAGAGCCGTTTAAATGGTCCGCATAGATTTGGTCTGTAAATTCTTCAAAAGACCACCTATAGTCTGGTTTCTTTTTACCGCTAACAGGATCAATTTTTACATTGGCCCAATCAGCGACACCATACGCGCGTCTATAACCATTAAATAAATTTATATATTTCTCATTCATACATAGCTGTCTTTCAGAGGGGCGAGTTAAGTCTCCCGCTCTCGCCCCTTTTTTAATCGACTAATCGATTAAACTAGAAATGCGAGTCAGACCCTTTTGGTTTGTCAGCGCCATGTTTAGCTTTAATACTTCCTTTAGAAATATTTTCACTAAACGTTTTAGCTTGCTGATACATCTGTGTATCTGCTACGGAACCAAGTTTACTTACTTCCCAACCAAACCAAGTGCCTTTGTCATTTGACATTTGGGTAGTTTTTAGTTTGTAAATGTGGCTGAAAGATGCCGGCGTAAATAAGCCAGTTTTACCTTTCATTTTAATCCCACTCATCATTGAGTTCCACTTTCTACTAATTTTTAATTGAGTAGATTTCATAGAAATCAACGCTGTAGAAGGACTATCTCCTAAGATAATTACAAAATGAGATGCTGTCTTCTCAATATAATTACCGTTCGGTAATCTATCTTTGTAGTTTGCATCCGGTTTTGTTTTTGACATGATGTCAGATGAGGAATCATAGATTGCAATTGGTGCACCTAATCCTTCTCCTCTATCTTTCCATTCTATGTACTCGAGTTTATAAAAGCATGGAATGACATCAATGCCCTTCACACCATCATATAACTCACCAGTGACAGAATTGAAAATCATTCCTGCCTTGGCACCTTTGACATATTTACCGTCTCTCTCATTTACTTCAGGCGATAATTGTCCAAGGATTTTTAAAAACGGCAATGCCAAATCTTGTTGGCTTATATTGCCTAAACCCTTACTAGCATCCTGCTCAAATACATTGGCAGGAAGAGAAGCGTTTGTTTTTTGTTGTACCTCGTTCATGTTTATTGTTTCCTTGTTATTTTTGTTCGGTTGCCTGCGAACAGGTTAAATAAGTCAGAGGGCATATCCTGTCCAGATTCGACACGCTCCCTGACTAGTGCTTTAAGTGTCATTGGTTCAACCTTGAATTTCTGGACCGGTTGATACCCTTGACCTTGCGCAAGGCTGGCATATTGCGCAGCCTTATCGTCTTCGTTACGACCAAAAGCAACAGTAACTTCATTTTTAATCAAGTCACCTAAGTCGTTTTCTCGAAGCCATTTAAATGCTTCTTCCTGTCTTGCTTTAGGAATTGAAGCACCATATACGGGTTTCACTTCTACTGAAGATCCATCCGCTAATTTTAATGTGGAGATATTCATTTCCTGCATCATCGTAGGAATGACTTCTCCTGAAACTAAATCTCTTTTTCTTTTCAGTTCCTTCAGCTCTTCCTCTTTACTAACTACTTCGTCTTCTAACTTTTGTAGTTTTACTACTTGATCAGATAAATTTTTGGCCTCATTTACGGCACCTAAATCTTCTCTCTGATCTTTTTCAAAATCAATACTACTCATCTATTTCTCCTTTCTCGTTTAAGTTTATTGTAATGGGATAATACTGTCTCTCTTGTTTGTCCCACTTTAGTAAGTTGTATTTTCCGTTTGTAAGATTAGACACAATAGAACATGTTACACCAATTATGGCAGGATCTCCAGTTAATAAAAGATAATCCTGGGTTGTATAATTTTTCAACAAGTTTCTTAATTTGAAAATTAAAGGACCTGGTGAAAATATAATTTGAGAAAACTCTGGAAGAAGAAATTTAAATCTTCCATATTTAGAAGCACTCATTATATTTATTTTTGGAGTACCGGCTTTAGTGCCTGGTATTTCCTGAATAACATAAACTATGGGCTGCTTCTCAGCCTTACTCATTACTGTAAACATATTTCTATTCTTTCTATCATTGACAAATATATAGTTTATCCTATATAAGAAGTCAATAGAAAGAATATGGAATATAAATTTAAGACGCCGCCGTATAAGCATCAGCTTAAGGCTTTAGAATTGTCCTGGGCAAAACCTTATTTTGCATACTTCATGGAAATGGGTACCGGTAAATCTAAAGTGCTCCTAGACAACATTGCGATGCTTTATGATGCGGGTAAAATTAATGGAGCTTTAATTGTAGCTCCTAAGGGAGTAGTAGGAACTTGGTACAAACAAGAAATTCCTACCCCCT